ATTTGGTTGCCTGTATGTTTATATTTGGTTGGGCTACAGACCAAACATACTTTAAAGAATTGACAGATAATGATATACGAATGACTATGATGGAAGAACAGCAAGATATGCTAGAGCAAGATATGGCGCCATTTGGATTTATATTGAATGGTATTGATGATCCTCTTGAGGATGAAATTGATGAATATGGAACTAGATGGACTACTGTAGTCAGAGATTATAATACAAATTGGTAACTATATAAATTCTATCAAATCGTTATCAACTTTGATAAAACAATTTGAACACAGAATTTTTGATTGACTTATCAGATGAAATATCTCTTTTCTGCTTTCATTATTAGTCCCAACTCGTTTCGTTAATTTACGAATTTGTGAATCATGTGGATGAAACTTTAGACAAATTGTTTCACTTTCACCACAATGCATACAAGATTGTTCTGCTAAAAAATCATTCAATAGAATAATTCTCTTTTGATAGTTTCTACGAGCAACCTTTTTGATTGTTTCTTTGTATTTTTCATAATGTTCATTCATAATATTATTTATATGTTATAACACATATAAACTAGTGGTTTAGAAAACCAAATATTATAAATATTCTGAAATAACATAGGCTTCAGTTTGTTTCGTTTTGAAGTCTGATATAGGAGTAAAGACATGAGTTTCCTTGTATCTCCCGGCGTCCACGTAAGAGAAATTGATCTTACAGGTATCGTTCCAGCAGTTCCAACAACGATTGGTGCTATTTCTGGAGCATTTAAAAAAGGTCCAGTTGGTTCTATTGTAAGATTAGGCAGTGAGGAAGAATTAGTAAAGATTTTTGGTACGCCACAGAATGCTGGCAATCAATTTGAAACTTTTTTCACTGCTGCAAATTTTCTTCAGTATTCAGATCAATTGAGTATTATTCGTTGTGAATCTGGTATTACAAATGCTATTGCATCTGGTTCATCATTTATCATTAGAGACGATGACCACTATGAGGATTCTTTTGCTAATGGAGAAGGTTCGGTTGGTGAGTGGGCTGCAAGGACTGCTGGCGCTCATGGAAATTCAGTTGGTGTTTCTATCTGTGCAAGTGCAACTGCATATGAAGAATTAGCTAAAACAACAACAAGTGAAACAGAGTTAAAAGGTCAGACTGTTATTAGTCTCACGTCTGCTTCTGGTTTTAATATTCATGATATTGTTAACTTTGCTGAAACACTAGGATTTGAATATCAAGTTTCAGCTGTGGATACTGGTGCAAATACAATTACAGTTAAATTAAAAGATGACCCAGTTGGTTCTGGCCTTCAAACAGAAATTGCATCTGGAACAAGTGTCCGCCGCCGCTGGAGATGGTATGATTTATTTGATAGTTCGCCTGGCACGTCAGATTTTGCAACCAACAATCAACGAGGCACTGATGATGAAATGCACATTGTTATATTTGATCATCTTGGGGAAATAACTGGTTTCTCTGTTCTTGCAAATGGAAATAGAACCAATGGTATATTAGAAACTTATCCAAATCTTTCTAAAAATATTTTTGGTAAATCACCACAAGGTGATAGCACATACTACGCCGATAAAATCTTTAGGTCTTCAAGTTTTGTTTATCAGATGGACCACAACTCTGCTGGTTTTAACTGGGGAACAGATTTTGATGGAGCAGAAACTTTCATTGTAATGGAAGATGGTGGTTCAGATGGTGCTGGAACAGATGCTGGTGATAACATTCTCTTAGATGGAACGGATGGAAGTGCCGCTAATGCTGGTGATAAGGTTGAGGGTGAATCTGGCGCAACTGCATATGCTGCTCTCGATACACCAACAAATACAATTCTAAAAAATGGCACTGATGATTATGCTGTAACTGCCGGTGAACTTCAAAGAGGTTATGATGGATTTAGAGATACAGAAACAATTGATGTAAACCTTATCCTTGGTGGAAAAGGTGGTGGTGATGGTAATACCGCAAACACACAAGATACACATGCAACTATGTTGACTTCAGTGGTAGAAGACAGAAAAGATTGTGTTGTATTTCTTTCTCCATATCGGGCAGCAACAGTAGGTGTTTCAAGTTCAAATACAGCAACAGAAAATGTTGTTGATGCTTTCCAAGCCTGCCCTTCATCCTCATACGTTGTATTCGACAGTGGATACAAATACATGTATGACAAGTACAATGATGTATATCGTTATGTTCCAATGAACGGCGATACAGCTGGACTTTGTGCTTATACAGATAATGTTGCTGACCCTTGGTTCTCACCAGCTGGTCTTAATCGTGGTAATGTGAGAGGTGCTATCAAACTTTCATATACACCGAAGAAATCAGAAAGAGATCAACTCTATCGACACAGAATTAATCCTGTTGTTGATTTTCCCGGTCAAGGTGTGGTTCTTTTCGGTGACAAAACTGCACTTTCAAAACCAAGTGCTTTTGACAGAATTAACGTAAGACGGTTGTTCTTGGTTCTAGAGAAAGCAATTGCAACAGCTTCCAAATTCCAACTCTTTGAACTCAACGATGAATTTACAAGAGCATCATTCAGAAACTTAGTTGAGCCTTTCTTGAGAGATGTTCAAGGACGTAGAGGTATCTTTGACTTTAAAGTGGTTTGTGACGATACAAATAACACGCCTGAGGTTATAGATAGAAATGAATTCATTGGTGATATCTATATCAAACCAGCAAGATCAATTAACTTTATCACACTTAATTTCGTAGCAGTTCGCACTGGTGTCGAATTTGAAGAAGTAGTTGGTAAATTTTAATTTTAGGGAGTAGCTTCACATGGCACAGATAGACGACTTTAAAGCACAACTTATTGGTGGTGGTGCAAGAGCAAACCAATTTAAGGTGACAATTACACCACCAGCAGGAATTGCCACAGGATTAGATGTTCGTAGAGCATCATTCTTATGTAAAGCATCAACATTACCAGCTTTTACTATTCCAGAAATTGCAATTCCATTTCGTGGTAGGAATATATATGTTGCTGGTGATCGTACTTTTGATGAGGCATGGACAACAACATTTTTAAATGATACTGATTTTGCACTTAGAACTTCATTGGAGTTATGGCAGAACGGTATTAATGATCTTGCTGAAGGAACTGGTGTTGTAGCAGCAGCTGATTATCAAACAGACTTAACAGTAGCACAAATGGATAGAGATGACACAGTTTTGAAAACATATATTTTCAGAAGTGCGTGGCCTCTAAGTATCGCCGCAATTCCACTTGATGCAGGCTCTGCTGACGCAATTGAAGAGTTTGAATGCACATGGAGATATCAACACTTTGAAGCTTCCGCTGTAAACTTCTAATATTAAACCTACTAAATATAGGTAAGAATTAGTAGGAGTCATTATGGCAGAACTTTTTGGATATAAGATAAGTAAATCTAAGGATGAGGAGGGCGGTACATCTTTTATCGCTCCCTCATCTGATGATGGCGCTACAGATATAGCTGGTGGCGGATTCGGTGCTTCCTATCTCAATACTGATGGGAGAGAAAAAACTGATATAGATTTGATTAGTCGGTATAGAGATATTGCTCAACAATCAGAGTGCGATACTGCTATTGAAGATATTATAAATGAAGGCATTGTTGCAAATGAAAGAGACATTGCTGTTCAAATTGTTTTAGACAATATTCCATATTCAAGCAAAATCAAAAAAACAATTACAGAAGAATTTGAAGAAGTCTTACGTCTCCTAAAATTTGAACAAAAGGGTCATGACCTTTTCCGTAGATGGTATGTTGATGGGCGTATTTATTTTCATAAAATCATTGACCAAAAATCACCAAGAAAAGGAATAACTGAAGTTAGATATATTGATGCCACTAAAATTAAAAAAGTAAGAAAAATTGAAAAAGAAAAAGATGTAAAAACTGGTGTTGATAAAGTTAAAAAAGTTCATGAATTCTTTCTTTATAATGAGAAGGGATTAGGTTCAACAGGAGTGTCAGGAGGAATTCAAATTCACCCAGATGCTATCACTTATGTTCCATCTGGTGTGATTGATGGTAATGGTGGTAGAGTACTATCATATCTCCATAAAGCAATTAAACCTGTAAACCAGCTGAGAATGGTTGAGGATTCTTTGGTAATCTATCGTATCTCACGGGCACCAGAGCGTAGAATATTTTACATTGATGTTGGCAATCTACCAAAGGTAAAGGCAGAACAATATCTTAAAGATGTTATGAATCGTTATCGTAACAAATTGGTATATGATGCGTCTACTGGTGAAATTCGTGATGATAGAAATCATATGAGTATGTTGGAAGATTTCTGGCTCCCACGTCGAGAAGGTGGTAGAGGCACAGAGATTACAACACTTCCCGGTGGTCAAAATCTTGGTGAGATTGATGACATTGTATACTTCCAAAGAAAACTGTTTAGATCATTGAATGTTCCTATTTCAAGATTAGAAGCAGAATCTCAATTCACTCTTGGTCGTTCAACTGAAATTACTAGAGATGAACTTAAATTTACTAAGTTTGTACAAAGAATACGAAAGAAGTTTGTTCCACTATTCACTGATATTCTAAAAACACAACTTTTATTGAAGGGTGTTATATCGCCTGATGATTGGAAAAATATTCAAGAACATATTCAGTATGATTTCTTGGCTGACGGACATTTTTCAGAGTTGAAAGATGCAGAACTTCTTAATGATAGAATTAATACTTTGAATCAAATAGAAGCATATGTCGGCACATTCTTCAGTAAACAGTGGGTACAAAAGAATGTTCTACGATTGACTGATATTGAAATTGAGGAAATGCAGAAACAAATAAATAAAGAGGCTGGTATGGACCCAGAAGATGGTGGTATAAATCTTCCTGATGCTCATGGTGGTATTAGGAGAGATGATACTGCACAAGGTAAAGCTGGGGAACCGGGGGATGCAGAGGATAGTACAACATACAATCCACAAGAACAACCTCCAAAAGAAGAGCCAAAACAAGAGCCACAGGAGTAGAAAATGAGTAGATCAATTGTAGATGCCATTGAATCAGGTGATAATATAAAAGCAAAAGCCCAATTTTCAGATGCTATGATAAGTAAAGTTGGTGGCTCATTAGAATCTAATAGACAAGAATTAGCTAATTCTTTTGTCAACGGTAAGGTTAACGATGCTAAAGAAACTTGATGAAGTTTATCAGACCACAGTTTTTGAGAAGGATGAACACAAAGCATCACAGGAATACAAGAAATTGTCTCCTAAGATGCGAAAAGCTGTCGATACTATCTTTAAAATCATGGATGCTAAACCTTCAGATTTCCTAAATACTTTTGAGAAAACTATAAGAGAAGTGTCAAAAAAGTTTGGTGTTACTGAAAAAGAACTTATGAGATACTTTGAAAAAGAAATGTTATCAACATAGGAGTAGGGTATGTCATTTAAAACATTACGAAATGCTGGTACAGTCACAGCAGCACAGACAGCTGATGACGCAGCACATGAAGCTATCATTGGCAAATTATCCCCATCTTCCTCATACAGAGTAACAGAGTTTGGCGGCAATGATGTTCTTTTTCTTATTTCAGATGATTATCCTACGGCATCTTCCACAAATGGATTTTATTTAAAAGCAAACACCACAACAACAGTAGTTCCTGATGTAGAACGGGCACTACGATTTGCTTCTGGAGTTCCTGTAGCACAGAATGATGATGATACAGGAGCAAACGGGATACTATTAGAATCTGGAACAGCAGATGATCCGGGCTTTCTTCTTTACGATAGAGCCGAGACCGAATTCCGTATTTCAGTAATCAATGAAACTGCCAGTAGTGACGGCGCTGTTTATGTTGAAGAAGTTGCACAAGGACATCCGGGCGCATGAATATAAAATTAATTTCAGAATCAATTCAAGATGTAGAATACATCTGTGAAGAGAAAGAAAACGGTAAGAAAGATTACAAGATTCGTGGCATCTTTATGCAGGGTGATATCAAGAACCGTAATGGTCGTATTTACCCTAAAGATGTGTTGATGAAAGAAGTTGCTAACTATAATAAGAAATTTGTTGACGAAAATAGGGCATTTGGTGAGTTAGGTCATCCAGAAGGTCCAACAGTCAACCTTGAAAGAGTCTCTCACCTAGTTACATCATTAAAACCAGATGGTAGTGATGTTGTTGGTGAGGCTCGTATTTTAGAAACACCTATGGGTAAAATCGTCAAAACTTTAATGGACGAGGGAACCAAATTAGGTGTTTCATCTAGAGGCATGGGAAGCTTGGACGAGAGGAATGGTGCCAAGTATGTGAGAGATGATTTTTACCTTGCGGCTGCTGCTGATATTGTTGCAGACCCTTCCGCTCCTAACGCTTTTGTAGAAGGTGTTATGGAGGGGAAAGAGTGGGTTTGGAATAACGGTTCGTTAATTGAAGCACATGTTGCAGAAGTGAAAAAGAGATTTGATGTTAAAAAGCGTCAAAGGCAAGCGAATATGGAAGCATTAGAGTTTGCTAAATTCCTCAAGAAATTATAATTTATAAATATTATTTAACAAAAGGAGACTTCCTATGTCTGAATTAGACCAAACAATAGAGGAACTTGAAGCGGAGGTATTAGCGGAACTTGAAGAAGCTTCTGATGGTTCTGGTGCTGATGCCCCGAAAAAAGGTTCTGTCCCTGCCGAGGGAAAGAAAAAACTAAAAGCAGTTGGTAATGCTGAAATTCAAGATGGCGGTAAAGCCGTTGTTGAGCCTGATGCAGCTAGTTCACCAACTGATATTGCTGCTGATAAAGCATCAGAAGTTTCTGGTGATGCACAACAAAAAGGTGAAGGTAAGCCTGACCCAATACAAAAAATGAAAAAGGTCAAGGAAGCCGCTCACAAAGATGACGAAGAAGATGAAGAAGACGACGACGAAGAAGAAGTCGAAGAAGAAGAAGACGAAGATAAAAAAATGAGTAAAAAAGAACTCATGGCTGCTATGGATAAGAAGATGATGGGCATGAATAAAGAAGACCTTCATGCTGCTTATGGTTCCATGATGAATGGTATGCATGATGACAAAGAAGAAAAGGAAGATGAAGTCGCTGAAGCTGTAGAGATGCATATTCAGAACATTGATATCACTGCTGACGTTGAAGCTTTGGTAGCAGGCGAAGACCTTTCTGAAGAATTCAT